ACGGGCTCGCGTTTAATTGGCAGGTGAAGGCTAACCCGAAAATAGGGCGGAGCGATAGCCACGACGAGTCCGATCTCGTCCATCTTAACAAGCATTGCTCCGATAACGACCTCGTCCTAAAGATTAAGGACGGGACGCTCTACGTCCTCGATCACGACGCCCTAGAGAAGCAGCCCCCCGTCGGGACGATTATCGCCCCTTCGATCGCGAATCCCGGCGGAATTAATGGCGTTGGCGGGCTCCTAAGCTTCTCGATGACGGAGTCGACGGAGGACGTCTATAAGGCCTGCGAGGTCGCCTACTACGACCCGAAAACCGGGAAGATGGTCAAGCGGACGGTCTCCGATCCCGACTGCGCCGACCTCGGCATCGTGCACCGCTGGAAGCACTTCCCCGACGACGACGAGTCGACCTCGCTTAACGATCCCGAGACCTCGAAGGACGTGGCGGATTCGCCCCCCAATCCGACGGCATATACGCCCGGCGCGATGCCCTTCCCGATACCTCCGATTCCCGGAGTAGTTACTTGAACGATGGCCGATAACCCGCTAGCGAACGTACCCTCTTGGTTAACCTCCGAGTTCCAGAGCGCCCTCAAGAGCAACCTTCCGAAGGGCGTTTCGCTTAATCTTTTCGGACGGACGCCGTTAGCGACGGTCCCGACGGCGACGGTCGAGAATAACGAGAAGAAAACTTCCCGCGCCCACAAGGTCGCCAAGTCGCGGCTAAAGAAAAAGAACCGTAAACGGCACTCCAAATCGATCGTCCTGCCGTTAAACCTCGGGCTAGAGAGCGCGACCGTCTACACGACGCAAGGGTTTAGCCCCGATCTAGATGGGAATTGGCTCGTTACTTCGGTAACGCATTCGATGAAGAAAAGCGGCTCGACGACGAGCGTCGATCTAGAACGCAGCAAGACCTCTTTCTAAATGATCCTACCCGATTACAGCTCCGCCGACTTTAACCAGACGTCGCTTAACCTACTTCGCGCCGGGAGGGTAACGGATACGCGCTACGGCGCGAACGGTCCGGAGGTCCGGATTTCTTATCCCGACCGCGACGTAACGAGCGATTGGTTACCCGTGGGACAACCGGCGTCGGGAGGGATGTCGGTGCACGTCTGTCCCCGGATTGGTACGAACGTGATCGTCGGCCATCTCGGCACCGGCATCGAACGAGGCGTCGTCTTAAGCACGGTCCCGACCCAGAACGGCGGCGCGGTTATTCCCGATCACCTTCACACGGCGGCGGTCCTCTTCGACGACGGCACGCAGATTTCGCACAATCCGGAGACCGGCGCTTTCCAGGTCGTCGGCCCGAAGACCGCCCTCTTCGCCGTAGGCGGCGATATTGCGATGATGAGCGACGGGGTCTGGACCATCCACTGCTCGGGAAAGTGCAATGTAACTTCGGGCGGAGACTGCAACATAATTGCCGGAGGGAATGTTACAGTTAAGGGGGGTACGATCACGCTCCAGGGCAACGTCCACGTGACCGGGTCGCTTACCGTCGACCAAGACATTACCGGTAACGCGAACGAGAGTATTAGCGGGAATTCGTACAGTGGGAGCCGGACGGGTGGTCCGATTTAGGGGGCGTAGTTAGTTTTCGCGATGTACGGTATCCTCGGAACGCTTCCATTCATGTCGGGCCTAGGCTCGGTCTTTACCCCCCACGCCGTCGATATAAGCCGGAAAAACTCCTTTGCCAAACACAAGATCCTTAACTCCAACGACGTTCTCGAAGACACGGGAGTGGAGCCAATCGACGTCACCTTAGAGATGGGCTTTATGATTGGGTTTACCCTCGATCCGGTGAAGAGTGTCTCGATGCTCTCGGCTTTTATGGATGCCAAAATACCGGCCCCGCTAATCGTCGGGAACGTCCCGGTCGGTCGCGGCCTTATGTCGATGTTCGTCGTGGAGTCGATGAGCGTGAAGGTGACGAAGTTCTTCGGGACTAACCCGGCGGTCGTCACCGCGAGCGTGAAGCTGCTCGAATACGCCCCGCCGCCGAGTCCCCTGACTAACTTCCTTTCGAACCCGGTCGGGGCCTTAGCCGGGGGCGTCGGCGGAATCGTCTCGTCCATCGGCCTCCCCGGACCCCGGGCGCTTTTCGGATCGATCTCCTCCCTCGGCTCCGGCTTACGTAATTTCCCGACGCCGCGCCTACTCCCGTAACCCGAATGCCTTCCTCGTTAAAAATCTCGAACTTCTCGGCGCTCGTCGGGAACCGGCTCTGGAATCTCGACGGCAACTTCCAGTTTAACTTCGACGTTCCCGCCGGGACGGTAGGTGAGGTTCTGCAGAACATCTACAATACGATGCAGACCCGCTACGGGACCCAACGGCTCCAGCGCACCTTCGGCCTAGAGATGGACTTTATCGATATGCCCGGGAACTTCGCGACACTCCAGCTCCAGGTGGCTGTCTTAAACGCAATCTCCTATTGGGAGCCCCGGGCCAAGTTTAATGTGATCCAATTTTCCTTGGATCCGACTACCATCGTCGCCGGGGTTTACTCCTTCTATTGCGAGCTAACAATTAACCTCGACGTGCAGATTAACGCCGCGCTCTACGCTCCGACGGGGCCGAGCCCGACCTGGGTAATAGATGGGCCGCTCGACGGCACCCCGAACGCCGCCACGCCGCAGCTCCAGACGCTTACCGTCTAAACCGAGCGTAGTTAGAGAGTGTGGCGAAACCCGATCCATTTAGCGGCTTACCTTCCATCGTCTTCGCCCAGATCGACCCCGTCGCACTACAGCAAGCGGTTATCGCTGGCTTCAGCGCGGCCTGGGAGGAAGAGACGGGGGAGACGCTCGTGCTCCTTCCTAGCGACCGGCGTTACAATTTCCTCTCCTCGGTTACGGCCTGGTTAATCGGGGCGTACGCGACGCTCGACCAGTCGGCCAAGCAGAACCTAATCCCGTACTCCGCCGGAGGGTTCCTCGACAACGTCGCCGCCCTCTACCTAACGACCCGCCTCCCGGCCTCCCCGGCCACGGCCCAGCTCCGCTTCCAGCTCTCCCTCCCCTCCAACGCCGCCTCGACGATTCCCGCTGGGACCTCGGTCGCTTCCGCCTCGACCGGGCTCGTCTTTTCGACTGTCGAGGATATTGATATTCCGGTTGGGCTCGTTAACGGCTACGTAAATGCGAACTGTACTACGGTCGGGACCACCGGAAACGGGCTCCCGGCGGGCGACATTAAGAACCTAATAAACTGGGCCGGGGCTTTCGTCGTCTTGGCGAGTAATACCGAGGTTACGACCGGCGGCGCGGCGACCGAGACCGATACCGCTCTACGGGCGCGGCTCCTCGACGCGACGGATAGCTTTAGCCCGGCAGGCCCCAAGGGCCGCTACAAATATTACGCCGAAGGGGTAAGCCCGGCCATCTCCGAGGTCAGCGTCCGGGGTCCTGAGGACGGACTTGATCCCGGAAATGTCAAAGTTACCGTAATGTTACAGAACGGCGTCTACCCGAACCAAGCCTTACTCGACCAAGTTTATAACGCGCTAGACACTGAAAATACACGAGATCTGTGTGCATACTTGCAAGTTGGCGCGCCGAGCGGGGTGCCATACTCGGTTTCTGTCCGCTACTGGGTAGACCAGACGCAGGAATCGAATGTGATTAACATTTCACGGGACGTGGAGGCCGCCGTCAGCTCTTGGATGGCGGGGGTGCAGAGCGCGCTCGGCGGGGCGATCGTCCCCTCGACCCTCTCGGCGGCGGTAATGGCCGGGGGGGCTTCGAGCTGTATCGTCGACGAGCCCGCCGCCCGGATCCCGCTCGGGCTAGATCAAGTCGGCGTCGTCGTCGACGACCCGCTTGTCAGCTACCAGGGGCTCGAAGCCGACAGCCAGGTTTAAACGCTTATGCAGAACATCCACCTTTCACTCGAACAGTATAAGAAAAACCTCCTCGCCTCGATCGACCGGGCCTACGCCGAGGCCTCCGGCAAAAAAGCGGATCTCTGGATTACTTTCGTCCCCGTCGTGCTGACGGCGACGGGGGAAGTCTTCTTTACCGCCGGGCCTCCGATTTTCCCCGGGAGCCCCGATTACCCGGAGCCGCCGGACCCGGCGGACTGGTGGAAAAAAGGGAACGCTCCGAATAGCTAGGGTATATGGACCGGCAGGCGGCAACCTCCTTCCTCTCTTACCTTTCCCCGGCGCTCCAGCGGGATCGCTTCTTCGTCGCCCTCGCCGAGACGCTCGACCCGCTCCTCCGGGATTACCTTAACTCGATCCCGGTTAACCGGATTATCTGCAACCTGGCGAACCAGCCGCCCGCCGTTCTCGACCTACTCGCCGTCTACCACTTTAACACCGACGGCTACGACACATCGTTCCCGTACGGGACGAAGCTTACCCTCGTCCAGAACTCGATTGTTAATAAAATTAGGAAGGGGACGCGGGCGGCGGTGGAGAGTCTCCTTTCGATCGCCTTCGCCTCCTCGGCGGAGATCGTGGAATGGTTTGAAGACGATCCGACCGGGACGACGGTCGTCCCGAATACTTTCCGAATCCGGATCGACCCGAGCCAACTCATCGACCCGGCCAACGTCGACAAGATGATCCGGTTGATCCTGAAGATGAAAAACGCCCGTTCCTACCTGTCGGGCATAGCTTCGCTCTCCGTCGCCGACCCGGCGACGCTCTACCTATCCGGGAACGTCTCGCTACTCGATACGACCGTTCTACCGTACCGGGCGACGATTCTTTAGTCTCCTCCGGGTGTAGTTAGTTGGCGTGGGTTTCTCCGCCGTAACAATAACGAACGCCGGGCTACAGGCCATTAACACGATCCTTACCTCCGGCGGGACGCTCGCCTTTACCGGAGCAGATGGCGGTTCGGGCTATCCTACTGGAACCGATAACCCGTTAACGTTTACCGCGCTTAAGAACCGGGTTATGGCGGCGACGCCGACGTCAGCTAACAACACCGTCCTCTACCAGAGCACCTACAAGGTCAACTTCTCTAGCGCAAACGCCCCGTTCCAGTTCCAGCTAAACGAGATCGGGATTTGGTACTCGCTGAACGGCGGGACTCCCTTTCTCTTCGGGTATTCGTCTACCGGCGGGGCGACCGGCGACGTCATAACCCCGACCGGGCCGGAGGGGGCGGTCGAAAAGGATTATGTTATCCCGGTCGTCTACTCGCAGAGCGTCCCCGTCTCGACCTCGGTGACGCTGACCGGGGCGACCGAGCTACACGCCGCCACCCATCTTCCGAGCGGGACCGATCCGATTCCAATCGCCTCGTCGACGATCGGGGGCTTAACCCCGAAGACGAACGCTCTCCCCTCCCAGGTCCTTTTAGGCGGGGCGACCGCCGCTTGGGGAGCCGGCCCGCTGCACGCGCCGACGCATCTCGACAATGGCGTCGATACGATCCCGACGTCGACGACGCTCCGCACGGGCCTTCTCCCGAAGCTCTCCGGTAACGCCGATACCCGGCTCGACGGGACCGGGGCCTGGCAAGTCAGTCATCCCACCGGTATGGTCGTAGACTTTGCCGGTGGGGCTCCCCCGTCGGGGTGGTTGATGTGTGATGGGCAGGCCTACTCGACGACGACTTATGCCGCGCTGTTTGCGGTAATTGGGTATTCGTACGGGGGGAGCGGCGCTACCTTTAATGTGCCCGACGCCCGGGGCCGCACCTCGATCGGGGCCGGGCAAGGCCCGGGGCTAACGAACCGGGGCCTGACCGGAAAGGGCGGCGAGGAGAACCACGTCCTCTCCGCCAACGAGATGCCCTATCATAACCACGGCATCAACGATCCAGGACATGCACATTCCGTTTATGATCCGTCACACGCGCATGGCATTTCGCAAAGTCCGCATGCTCACGGTGTGTATGATCCAACGCACGCGCATGGTATTTCAGATCCAGGACACGCGCACGGTGTGGCTGATCCCGGCCACGGCCATACCTACGAATCCCCGATCAACTACCAACAGGTGGGCGGCTGGCAGTCGGTAACCCCTGGCTGGGGCTCGCAACAGTATTGGACCAGCACTCAAGGGACCGGCATCGGCATCTACGGTTCGGGGACTGGGATTGGAATTTACGGGGCAGGAACGGGCATCGGCATCTACGCGGCCAACGCCAATATTTCGATTAACGGAGCCTACACGGGCGTCAGCATCTATGCCTCCAGCACGGGCATCTCGACCCAGTACGCCGGGGCCAACGCGGGCCATAATACGATGATGCCTTTTATTACCTTTAACAAGATCATAAAGACCTGAGCGCGCCTTATGGCTATCCACTATAAAATCGATCTCTATACGGACGAGCAACTCGCTCTCTTCAATACCAAAGTCGGGGACGTGCTAATGCTCGACGTACCCGATTCGGCGGGAAAGACGACCCGGGGAGAGAATACGGTGCTCGATATCGAGACCCGCGACGCCGGGACCCATCCCGACACCGGCGAACATCTTACCCGCGTCATCCTAAAACTCGAAGAATAAAATGCCGGGGGCGACGCTAGATCTTACGGTAGTTTGCGGGAGAGATTTCTACCTGTCGATTACGAATCAGACGGCGGCGGGTAATCCCTTCTCGATGTCGAACTATATCGCCGTTATGACGGTGAAGGCGTCGATCGACGATCCGGATTCCGCCGCCCTCTACCAGGGCGGCCCCTGGGCGACGGATTATGGGTTCGGCAAGTTAACCTTTAAGCTGGATCACGGGCTAACCGGCTCTTGGTGGGTAGCGCCTCCGGCGGGCAGCGGAGCCGTCTCGACGGCCACCTGTTACGATGTGAGTTATGCAGACGCTGCGACGCCCGAACGGAACTGGAATACGATGCTCTCGGGGAAAGTAACGCTAGAGCAGCCAGTTACGATTGTCATTCCCGGAGGCTAGGCGTGGCAACGGTCTTACCTCCGGACGTAAACGTAGTGCTCGTGCTCGACGAGTCGCTTAACGTCGAGGATCTACTCGCCGACGTCGCGACGGTCACCCTAGAGAGCGTTACCGAACCCTACATCCTCGTCCTTACGATCGCCTAACCCGAAATGTCGGCCTTACTTCCAGCGGATGTTTCCGTAATCCTCTCCCTCGGGCCGGAGTTAAACGTCGAGGCGTTAACCGTCGACCGACGTCGTCGTCGTCAACGCGACGATGCCGATGGTCCTCTCCTACGACCCGGTTAAAGGCGACAAGGGAGACGCGGGCGCGCCTTCGACCATTCCCGGTCCCCCGGGCCGCCACTTAACATTTTAGGAACCGTCCCGACGGCGGCGGATCTCCCGGCGACCGGCAACGAGCTTAACGACACCTATATTACCGCCGACACCGGGCACGCTTGGACCTGGACCGGAAGCCCGGCGGCCTGGACCGATCTCGGGGCTTTTACCGGGCCGCCGGGAACGCGGGGCTCGCTCTGGTTTACCGGGGCGGGACCGCCGCCGACTCCGCTTAACGGGGCGCTTCCCGGGGATTATTACTTGGATTCGGTTTCGGGAAACTACTACCTCCTAAGCTAGCGGCTATGCACTCCGAGGCGACGAAAGCGAAGATGCGGGCGGCGGCTAAACGGCGCTGGGCGGCGGGCGAATACGATTTTTTACGGAAGCCGAAGCCCCCGCCCGCTTCGAACTGGCGGGCGCTTAAGGTGAAGCGCAACCGGGAAGCCGCCCGGCGGCAGTGGGCCGAGGGGCGGGGCTCGACCGCCGGGTTATTTACTCCCGAGTCGCGGGCGAAAGCGAATTTAACCGCTAAGACGAGCCCGAGAGTACGGGCGGCGTGGGAGTGGGCCGTGAAGTTCCGGATCGCGAAAGTCCGCGCCCGGAAGGTCCGCTCTTCGGCGATCTTTAACGAGCTAGAGGTGGTCGATCTCGTCCTCCGTTATCAGCGCTCGGGCGGCGATGAGGAAATCTTCGCAAGGATAATTTACGCGAGCCTCCCGCTCATCGATTCTTCGATCCGGCGTTACTCTCCGCAGTCGAGCGCCGATTTCGCCGACGTCCGAGGCGACCTAATCCTTAAGCTCGCCGCGCTCCTCCCGAAATACGACCCCCGCCGGGGGAAGGCTTTCTCCTTTTTTACGCGATCGATAAAGAATTTCCTCGTAAATAATTTCCACGTCAACGTCCGCCGCCGGAGCCGGTTCCAGCTCACCGATAACGAGGAGCTATTCGACGCGCTCGACGACCGGGTTTCCGATCCGGAAGAGAAACTCGAAAGCGAGGAATTCTTAGAGCGGCTCCGGGAGCTACTCCGGTCCGAGACGTACGGGTGGCACTGGCGCTGGCGCTGGCAGCGCAAGGGGAGGCTTCCGTTACCGGCGTGGAGAGCGGAGTGGCGATGGAAGCGGCTCGGGACGATGGCCGCGTAAGGTAATTAGAGAGTATGGCCTGGACACTTTCGGGAAATCTTCAAGGTCCGCCCGGTACGGACGGTACGTCCGGAACGGACGGACAGAACGCCTTTACCCTGACGGTGCAGGATTTTACCGCTCCGCCGATCGGGGAGACGGTAACCGTCGGGGTGCAAAGCGTCGAGTTTATGGTGCTCGGCCAGTACCTCTACGTCGAGACCGCCGGAGGAGGTTCGGGCGCGGCGGGCCTAATGCAGGTCGTCGCCATTAACGGAAACCCCCCCGGCCCGTATCGCGAAATTATCCGGAGCCCCCCGATCGCGCCGCCTGTTATCGTTCCCGCCGTTCCCGCCGCTTCCGCCGCTCGCCCGGTGGTAACGTTTAATTCGGTCGCCTTCGTCGTCCCGCCCGCCGGAGAAACGGTCACCGTAACGCTACCGGACCTAACCGGGGTGCGAGTCGGGGGATGCCTCGCCGTCACGACAGTCACGGGAGAAAA